ATCTGAAACTGGATCGTCTACAGCTACTTCAAGAGGTACTCCAAAGTAATCTGCTACATCTTTACTGCTCATACGCATCCCTTCTTCTTGCTATGAATTCTGAAGCTATAGAAACAGGAGGTTCATTCATGTCGACACTAAGTATACGCTCCCACCAAGGAGTACCAGACTCTTCTTCAACAGGCCAACCAGCCTCGCTAAGTATCCTGTCCTGCTCTTCAATAGTAAAGTTTTTGTTTTCTAAACCAGACCTAATCTGGCTCTCAGTTAATGGGCCACCTATGGCCTTCGAAACCATATCAATAGCCTCTACCATAGGGTCTGTAACTGGACTTTCTTTCCCAAATCTCTTATTAAGGTTCTTTACAGTATCTCTATACTGAGCTTTTTGAGCTGATTTATAAGAAGCAGTAGCATTATTGTAATCGTTCTTAGTTGGGTCGTCTCTATTATCCATATTAGCAAACTGAGTAGCTATGGCCTTTATCTTAGACGGGTCTGCGGGACGTGCTGCTGCTTGCTCTGCTGTGAACAAGGCATCTTTATATTCTTTATCATTCCTAATAACCTCATCAGCCTGAGTCTGAGCATCAGCTATTGTTGCGCGTTCAATAAAGGCAAGTGTAACTGCTTCTAAATTCTTATACTTAGTGTCCATCCCTAGAGTCCAAGTACCGTCCTTCTTTAGACCTTTATCTTTAACTCTTTTCAGTTCATCTATGTATGTACCTACTTTGGCTTTATATGCCTCCGGTAAACCACTAGCTAACACTTCAATTCCTTCAACATCAGGAGTAACCTTAACACTCTTCTGTTTCTGCCTGAACTCCCAGTTCTGTCGAGCAGCAGTAGCGGCAGGATCTGCAATCTGTTTAGTAGCAAGTCGAGCATACTCTGGCGTGTTCTCTAACAAGGCTTCAAGTTTATCTGGATTGTCTATATCCTTAGCAGTAGCCAGTATAGTTGTTAAGTTTTGTTGAACATACGCCTTGGCATCTGCTGCCTCTTTAGCTGTTGTGGCTCTGTTTATCTCGTTCTTATGAGACAACACCGCCATCTCAACTTCAGGGTCTTGAAGCATCAACTTTCGTCTTTCCTTAAAAGCGTCCTTAGCTCTGGGGTCTACAGATGGATCATCCAGTGCTTTATCTATGTTTAATACCGCAGTAGCAGCAGCTTTCTTCTGATTAGTTTTTGCAACGTGCTGTTGATTCTTCAAGGCATTAACTTGTGAGAGTATCTGAGCATCCTGGGCTGGTTTTATATTAGGATCGAGACGCAACTGTTGTAACTGGTTAATCCTCTTAGTTAAAGCAGAGGTGTCTCCTTGTTCTACAGCAGCCCTGCCTTGTTCCTCAACAGTAAGGACTTCTTTACGTCTTTCCATCTCCTCTTCCTTTTCCCTAGCCCTACGTGGAGCACTCCCCAGCAACATACCAACCTGAGCTAGTTTATCGCCGTACGTTGGATTAGTCAGTCCTTGTAATAATTGATTACTAAACTTTGGCATATCGTTCTCCTATTATTCCCAAGGCCATCTAAAGCCGCCATCTTCCCTATTCTGGTTTCCACCAACAATTCCTGCAAGCAATCCTGTAGAGGCGTTGCCTAGTAAGTTACCTGCACCAAGGTTCGCACCGAGGTAAGCATCTAAGCCACTCATTTTAGTCTCGCCGTAGAGTCCTAAACCGTACTGGTTTTGTTGCTGTTGTGCTGCAGCTGCTGTCATTCCAGGTTGGAACTGGTCTATCATAGAAGCCTGTGGAATGTAAGAACCCTGTAAAGCACCGAGGCCACGTTGTTGCTGTTGTGATAACAATCCGGAACCCTGTCCTGTAAGTGCGCCACCCATATTAGTAAAGGTAGAACCTATCTGTGCTTGCTGTGCCTGTTCTGCTTGGGCTTGCTGCATAGCCTGATAAGCTGCCATATTCTGCGCTTCTGCCTGTGCTTTATTCATTGCCAACTGCTCAGGCGTACCACCGTACATAGCAGTGGAGACTCCTTGACGGCCTTGATTAAACAATCGTTCTTCCAAGGCGAGGCGTTGACGTTCCTCTTCAGGAGACTGCATAGCTCTCATTCGATTGTATATGTCTGACTCGCGCATAGCTGTATCTTGACCAGCTCTATTCATAAAGTCAGAACCTTGAGTGAATGCCTGTCGAGATGCATCCATCATAGATCCATAGCCTTCAGGTCGCTGGTTGGTAAACGCAGCTTGAGCGTTCTGTTGTAACTGATTCCAGTTCTGCCACTCAGTATCTCCCAATCGCATATTGTACTGTGCGTTACCTTGAGCGTCTTGACCGATACTAAACTTACTACCAGAAGCAGTAGTGATTCCGTAGGGCTTAAACTGAGAACTAGCTTCTAACTCGTCCGCTAAAGAACCAGCTCTGGTATAGGCTGTGTCTCCAATATCCTTAAGATCTCCGTATGCCTTGTTTATACCAGCTCCGGCTATAGCACCTCCTAACAAACCACCTGGGGTATCATACCATGCCATTTAAGTCACCTTTCCTATTGTTGCTAATATGTTTAGTTCCTGAAGAGATACAGGAAATCCATTTACGTCTATCTCAAATGTGATTGCCACAACTTCTCCTGAACCGTTTGCGTTAATTGATTTACGTGTTGCGAGTGCGCCTGAGTTGTACTCAGCTATGTTGTACTCATCAATACCATAGAATGCTGTTGTTTCGTTGCCGACTGGGAAGGATGCAAACTGACTGTTATAAGCGAAATCATACGCCCAAGACACGATAGCTGTTTGTCCATTGCCTCCAACCAGTGTTGGTTTAATCTTCTTCAGGAACTTTAACCGAGAAGAGTCACCAAAAGATAACGAAGGACTTGAGTATCTAAAACGGTAAGAGGAACCATTATCAGTGTATCCAGAATATGTACAGATACCTTCAGTGGTTCCAAGGTAGAGTGTTCCATCGTCAGTGTCTCTGAAGAATGAATCAAAGATCGTATTTGTCCATCGCGTTACTCGGTAGGAGCCATCGTCGAGTTCTCCGCGTAAATCAAAACAGTAACTAATACCAACATCCTGGAAGTGTAACAGGTAAAATCCGTTTTCTGGTGAGTAAACTGCTCTGTATCCAACAGTCTCTGTTTGAATGTAAGCGGTCAGCTGCGTCTTAACGTTTAAGGATCGCTCCGTAAGAGGCATTGATTTTTCTTGTATAGTTCTACCAAGCGAACGCAGCCCAGTGTCTGATAAGAATAACAGATCAGTACCTGTATACTGTATTGAGTCTCTACCGACACAGCCAACACCTGATATAGTATCTTGAATAACCATTGATGCGGGGCTGTCTGCACCAGAATATGTAATGATAGAGTGACGACCGAATACGATTAACAAATTGTTGTGTGCTGCTAGTCCAATTATTTCATCATGACCGTCAGGCCAAGCATCAGAGATGTCTATTGATCCGGAGGAACCACCACCCCATGCAGCACCTAACTGTAAGTCTGACCAGTATATAGTTGACTTATCTGCTGCCATGTTAGCAGTCCATAGTCGTCCCCACGCGCCAATTACCTCATCGCCATACATATCAGAGGTAACAGAGTTAGCATGCGCAATAGAAGACATCTTTGTAACTGCGCCAAGTGTATCGTTATAGACAAGCGGTTCATGCCCACTCTGGAAAAAGTAAAGGTTATCGTTAAAGTTAACAATCTTCCAATTGTCTGCTGTGATGGTGTACGCCGCTGGTGTCTCATCAGTTAACGTAACAGCGTTGCTCAATATCTTATTGTTGCCAGCAAAGAATAACTTTGTATTACCTGCGTCGTCGCGATACTTCCCAATAGCGTTTAACGGCTGTCCACTCAGTTCTGTGTCGGTGGTGGTCAATAACGTACGACCTTTGCGTGAAGCCATTCGACCGCGCCGATCAATAATCGTGTTATCTGCAACGTCTGCAAACGAGGCTTCCTGAGCCAAAGGAGAATCTTCTGTATTGATTCCTTTGAAACCAGGTGCGACGATTGAAATGTCCTGTAGTTGTAATGCCATATTAGCTATACCATACCGTTTCTTCAGGGTGTCTTGCTGCGTCGTATGCGATTGCATCTGTCAAGTAGTTATCTGCAACAACAAAATACTCTTGAGCTGTACTGCCTTGGTTCTCGCCACGCTCTCTAGCTAACAGTGCAAGGGCTAGGTGCAGGACTGGCATATGAGGCACAAGCAGTACATCGGCTCCATCAGAGAGTGCATCTTGTCTGAGAGTTGTATCGAAACGCAAAGAGTAAACAGCGTCAGGAGTTGGATATACTTGTATCTGTGCATCGCCAGAACCATCAACACCAGCGAAGGTGTAGTACGTTGGAGAGCCTTCAGTTGCGCCTCTAACGTATATCTGCTCTTCTAGCCACTGCCTCGGTCGATATTCCAACACAGCATTACTTGTGTCGTTAACAGCAGTCTGTAGCGACGCTGTGTCCCCGAAGCCTGTTAGCGAGTACGTTGTTGTCGAAGCTACAGTTGGGATTGTCAATGTAGAACGAAGTTGCGACCAGTTCCAAGCCTGTTCAACAACCGTCTTAGCATCGTTAATGAAGTCTCCAACCATAACACTGTATGTGGTCTGAGGCACACTTGAGACTTCTGTTTCTCGTAAGCGTCGGAGTACGTTGTTAACTAAATCTAAGTATGTCATTATGTCATTAACCTGTTTGTTAGCATTGTTATTTCATTGAATGCGTTCTGTCTGGGTAGTAGTATATTCTGCACAACGTCTGGACGTTTCCAATCTAGTTTGGTCATGTAGCTGTTGAAAGAACCACCACCTCTACTTCCACCTAAGAGACCGCTGCCTCCAGAGGAAGACTGAGAGGACTCCGTGAGCGGAAGATCATCAAGCAAAGGAGGAAGTATAATGTCATTTGGATCTATGTCTATGTCAGGATCAGGAAAAGGAGGATATATAATTGGAGGATATGGATCATAATCAGCAGTAACAACTACTTCCTCAATAACACCACCGTCAGGGTTAAGGTCGAGATCATCACCAATTACGTCCTCATCCTCCTCTCCGTTACTATCTATGTCAGGAGGAAGAAAAGGAGGAAATATAACTGGATTATTTGGGTCATAATCAGCAGTAACAACTACTTCCTCGTCATAATCAAGACCACCTACTCTCTCACCCTCCTCTGCGGTACTATCGACAAAGATATTATCAGTGGCTGTGGTTGTCTGTCCTTCTTGAGTAGAGCCTCCGCTACCGCCTGCGTCACCTTGAACAGGTACAGCTATCTCTCCTGTAGGGTTCTCGTCAGTAGCCTCAGTCTCTATCCATTCAAATACAGTCCCATCACTATCTCTAGTCATGGTGCCATCGGTATTATAGGTATAGCCGCCCATAACTGCTTCATCAGGGGTAACGTAGACATTATTAGTTTCAGCGGGAACACCCAAACCAGTCTCTACATCATAAACTAAGTTACCATCTTCTACGGGGGCAGTAGTCCCTTCGTTCCCTAATACCTCATTCTTAACAAAGTCTAATACGTCATTCTTAAGGAAGTCTATAACCTCAGCTTGGGCATAATTAATTACCCCACTCTTAATAGCCTCTTCTATATCTAACTCGCCTGTCATTAATAACTGTTGAGCAGAGTTGGAGATAGTATTGTTGGCAACACCGGATATAATACCATCCTTTTCTAGGAATTCAACAACGCCTTCTGGAAGTATCTGACTTAGAGAACCTCCCACTCCAGCTGTCACAGCGCCTCCTGCGGCTGCTTTAAGTATGTCTTTAAAGCTACCACCACCTAAAGCAGTCATAGCACCACTTGTGAGCGCACCAGCGGTTAAGTTACCGGCTAACGTCCCTGCTGTCACGGGGAGCATGCCAGTAGTAGCAGCAGTAGTAGCAGTAGCGGCTGTACCCATAAGACTGGTAGCACCATACCCTAAGGCAATAGCCAGCGCAAGCTGCCCTAGAGGCTCCCCTAGTATTTCATCTTGAAAGAAACTACCGCCTGGCAGCTTCTCTTTATCAAAGTAACCGCCGACCTTAGCATGGTTCTTCTGAAATAACTCGGTAGGAGTACCTCCTGTCCTTCGACCTTTACGTGCTCTCCACTCCCATCTATGATTATCTCTGCCCTCTATGCTTATGTGTCTTTCGTCTAATCCATTAGCAAGACGTAGCGCCTTACCTGCTTGGAACAACTCCTTATCAGTCATGTCCCCGTTTAACCAATCCCAATATAGGAGGTCAGACTGTTCATCGACGGATAGTGCATTGCGTAGCTCAGGATTATCTTTATAGTAATTGCTCCAAGCTAACATATCCGCTTCGGTTACGTCTTCGCCCACAGGTCTGTTCATCAGGAACGCACCTTCCAACTCAGTTCCTGTTAGGTCTGGGCGGTTATCTAAGCCTAGCTGGTTATGAAACCTAGAAGCAGAGTCAACTCCCTCTAGCTGATACTTATCGTAAGCATCCACCGGAGCTGCTTCTTGTCCTACCAGCGGCTGAGGTGCTTGCCAGTCATCACCAGGAATAGGGTCACCTAACGCTTGTGCGATCGCTCTAGCTTCAGCAAGGCCTTTACCGGCATAATATTGTGGATCATAGATTCCCGCTGACTGAGACGCAGCAACAACTGGAGGTGTTAACGACTGCGCCGCCTGCTGCTGTGCCAACTGTGCTGCTTGCTGTTGAGCCAACTGATCTGCCTGAGCTTGAGCTTGCGCTGCTTGAGCTGCTTGCTGTTGAGCCTGTGCCGCACCTGCCGCCTGCATCTCTGCCATGCTAGGTAAGTTTGGTGGGACGTAGTTCTGAAACGATCCGCTTTGCTGGTACTGCGTTAGGAGTCCTTGCACCTCAGGAGGTAGGCTGTACTGTTGCTGCACAGGCGGTGGTGCAGGTGGCGGCGGTGTGTACACTGGAGGTGCTTGTACATTATTTGTGTACGCAGGAGTTTGTTGTACAGGCGGCGGTGTGTACACTGGAGGTGGTGGCGTATACACTGGAGGTGGCTGCTGAGTTAACATCCCTTGTTGATACTGCTGCGCCTGAGCTGCAAAGCCTGCTAGTTCTTCTGGTGTGAAGTTTGGATAGGGCATTACTTAAACACCTGCGTTAATGGATAACCATACCGTACTGCCAAGTACATATAATTTCTGCGGAACCAACCCATACCTGCATCCTTGAGTAACTGTTTAAACCAAACGTCAGCAGTCTTTCTATAACGCTTCGGTAACTTACCCTTGCCTATTAAATCATAGAGAACGTCGTGACCAAGTGAAGCATATACAACTGCGGGTGTATCTATGGCGGGGCCGCTGCCAAAGTCCCAAAGGTATCCAGTATAGATATTTAAACTACCTGTAGCCATTAGATCTACATACTCTGTGGAACAAGGTTGCCCAATAATGGGACACTTAAACGTAAAGGATCTATCAAGACGACCTAGACCACTATCAGTCAGTGAGTATCGCGGAATCTTTATCATTCGATTGTGCCTCCACTAAACAAGCCTCGCCATCATATTTAACAATTACGTTGAATTCTGTATTGCCTAAGTTGGACTGTGTTACCTTACAATAACGAATACCACCAGAGATCATTTGAACAACACCTGATACGCCTCCTGTAGATACTAGAAAGTAACCTGCTTTGGGATCTTCGTTGAGCGGTGTAGCAGCACATCCAGCCAGCAACAGTAAAATCAACACACTATACTTCATACGTTATAGACTCCCACTCGCCAGGGTTTGTTGTCTGGTCTTTCTCGCGCTTGTCAAACTTATAGCCATCCCTAACTAAGTCTTTGGCTAGTGTTGCTAATGTTCTTCTATTATCTAACACAAGGTCGCCTTTGTCTGTGATCAACGTAAGCACTGCATGATAACCTAAACCGTTCTCTACCCAGCACGTTGTCATTCGTATGTTTGCTCTGTCGAAACCCCAATCCTTTTCGCCAAACTTCATCAATAACCATAGGGCTTTGGTGAGCATGTAGTCTTCACAGTCACCTTTGTCTTCAGTATAGGCCCACCAATCACTCGTTGAATACTGCTCAACATCCTTCTGATACGAGATCATTCCGTTAAGCTCCCAGTTGAAATTATTAAGATCTCGCTTTAGTTCCCACGTGAGTTTTATTGGATCTGCCACAAAGACTCGCACATTTCTAAAGTTAAGTTTTTTTTAGAGGCTTCACCGCGCATAACAGACTCACAGTCTCGAAGTACCTCAACATAGCCTGGAGGGGGTGTTGTGCTCCTAAGAACCAATGCCTCATCCCTGACTGGAACCTGACCACAGCCAATAATGAACAGCGCAACTAAAACTAAACTGAGTTTCACGGTCTATCTCTTTCGTAGTTTAAACGAGCTTCAAGGTTTTTTGCGTAGTTACCGATAGCCCTGCGTGAAATCTCTGCTGCTGCTGCCTTGCTTTCTAATACGTCAACTCTTTCTTGCCATTGGTGGTACTGCTCGTCTTTGTGGTCTGTATCAGAACGAAGCCACTCAATGCGTACTCCCTGCTCTGATATATCCTGAGCCATTACATAATGTTTTTCATTCAGGTTTGTTAAGAAGTTGTTTTGTCTATCGAGGTTTTTTAGTATAGGCGCTATAACTAAGTTAACACCACCGCCCATAATAAGCACAACAGAGACAAAAGCGCCAACAAGACCAAACCAGTTTGTAGAGACTGGTGGTGCATTTACCTTATCAGAAATCTTACTTAGTGTATCAACGATTCCTGGTATGCTTGCTTTAACAGAAGCCATGTCTTGGGAGAGAACACCTAGTTGCTCATCCATGTGGTTCTGACGTTTTTCGAGAGTGGTTAAGCGCCCGTTATTTAAGGTGTGTCCTTCAGTCATGTCTGATTCTCGCCTGCTATGCTCCATAAGAAATACTTTCCTTGACTGTCGTTAGACTGAGAAAAATCCCTGCCTGAAGGGTGCCCATACAGCATAAATTGCATTAAAATTGTCGTCTGTGATAACACAAATCGTGTCGTTCTCAAAGCTGAACTGTATCGGGGATATGGTAAGCCCTGCACTCCTAGCGTTTATTACTGCCAAGTTAACAGCTGCTAATCCATTCTGGTCTTCAGCAGTGGCTGATAGCATTAAAGGAGATGCGTTAGTGCCTGTAGGGTCAGTGAACTCAACACCAGAGAACTTGAGTTTATCTGCGGCCTGCTTTGCGTTGTTAGCAAGTTCGTCCGTAGTGTAGGGTCTAGTTGTCCATTGCTGGGTAGGTACTCCGTCAACTAGAATAGGAGATGCCTCTTCTACAGCAAAGTCCCCTACGGGCCTATCTGTCCTAACACGCTCCAGTAATCCATGTTCAGCATACTTAGCTTTCGGGATAGAGGCCGTGGTGGGATTACCATCAGCATCCAGAACAACTATGTCCGATGGCTTTGCATTTTCTTTGACTATAACGCCATCTATTACTAAATCTTTCATAATTATTCCGCCTTAATTGCCATGTAAAGATAGTCTGTACTGTTGTTGTTCGTGGTCACTATGCCTGTAACATTAAATCCATCAGAGTCGAAATCTATTAAATCGTTTCCACTGCTGATTTGGTTATCTCGATTCCATCTCAACATATCGTCACCTGAGCCAGTCGGCACTGAAAGATTTACATCCTCAAACTGATACCATTCCTCGCTTGAGTTTGTATAACTCTTTGTCATTACATATTGCGGTTGAAATCCAACACTTACGCTCTTGTTGCTTGTTCCGTCACCCGTATATGTTCCTATAGAAACTATATCTAACGCAGTATCCCAGCAATACGCTATATAATCTGCTGTGTTCATTCCAGATAATATCCTAACTCCGTCCGTCCCGTTACGCTCAAATTCGTTAGCATCAGAGGCTGTGTCAAGAGCCGTTAGGTTTACTGATAATGCGTCAGACGCGAACTCGCTAGACAATACCTGCCCATTGTTTGAGCCAGCCGCCGAACCAATCCGCTTGCACATAATCATTGATGCCGTGGTGAGTGTAGAAAAGGTATGCGTAGAGTCTGCGCCATTAGTGTGAGAAATGGCTGTTATCTCAAAAAAGTTTGGAGCTTGTCGAAAGGTGTATGCGTGAAAAGTCTGCCCACTCTGATTCACATCGGGGTCAGAGCCTAGTGTGAAGCCATCACTATTAAATGAAGTGACTGTATTGGCATCGGAGAGAAGGTCGTCGTTTGTGTCAAAGTGCCAATACTTATTTACACCACTCACTGTATCAAAGATATGCCAATTAGTTTTTGCATCTTCCTTAATAATAACAATGCCGCCCTCACCCGCAAGGTCAATGCCATTAGTGATGGTTTGTGTAGCTCCTGTACCTGTCCACGTATCGATTGAAAAAACCTCTGACACATCAAGCCCACCAGCCTGCCCAGCAGCACCCAACAAATTACGCCTTTTACTAGGCATACGCAGCCCCTACCAAGTTACCCAGCCATGTGGTTCCACCATCAATAGTCTCAAACACTAGTTTGTCTGTACCAGAAGCAGTGAGTGTCGGGGCTGTACCTCCGGGCCAAGCTACCGAAGCAGGCCATGTGACCGTTTGTGAGCCTCCGTTGACCAAATACAGCGTGAAGCCGCACAGCTCGTCTGAGGCGGTTGGGTTAGAGAAGGTAAAAGTGTTGGCACTTGTATCTACAGTGGCAGAAACACTGTTGCCCAAAGTTAAATCAATGTCCTGAGTACCGCCACCTGTTGAGCCGATTGCGTTTGTGGTTTCACCGTAGTCTTTCAATGTCGCTTTAGCAATTGTCTTATCGCCGAAGTCCCAAGTATCACTCGCGTAGGCAAGTGAAGCCCCTGGGATACGAACAGCATTAATGTTGCCATCACCTAAAGTAATCTCGTTAGAAACACTTGCGCTTGATGGGT